GATTGCAGACGTAAAGATAGTGGATAAATGGGGTGAGGCTAAGTGAGCCTATTTAAAAGGAGAGCCCCAAAGTACAAAAAAATAACTTCTGTAAAACAAATTAAAACGCATTTGCGAGAGTTTATATTAGACTCCCAGATTCCTGATGGAGATAGCATCAGCGTAGAACTAGGTTGCTCACCAATAAGTGATGAGTTACTAGAACGTGAAGAAGAAGAAAGCGACATTCGTGTCGAAAGAATTAGTTTTTTGATACCGCTCCTTTACGGATACGCTGCCTTGTTTTCTGAGGCGTTTGTCTCCACTATGTCTCCACCAGAAGATTTAAAGAAAGACCCTGACCTAGCAAAACTTATAGATGGTATGACTCGTGAGACTCGCAAAGTATTTGAAGAGTCAATGGCACACCTGTTAGTAGGCTCAGTTTCACAAATGGTAGACCTTGGTCTTCTAGAACTACCGAAAGGAAAAAGATGAACAACGCTGACTGGTGGGCTAAAAAACTTGGCAACCCACAACCACAAGTAGGTCGCCCAGACCCATCACCAACTATGCCTCCAAGCCAACAACCTTTGGCCCAGATGCCTTCCTTTCAACGTTCTCCAGACCCAACGGAGAGAGCACAAAGTGCACGCCAGACTCAGGCGTGTCCTGAGTGTAATTCTGCCAATTACATGGCGGTTCAAAATGCGGCACCTAGATGTTATGACTGTGGGTATCCCATACAGCAATCGGGTTCACGGTATGGCTCGCTTACGGGGGCTCATGTTGATGGTGCTACGAAGCAAGCGGCAGGTAACGACGTACAAAGCAACTGGAACCCACAAGGAATCATCGGAAGGATTGACGGATAATGAATAAACTAACAGCAGAATGGCTGCAAGCACGTTCAGAACTGGTTGCCATACTAGTTCGTGAAGGAATTATTGAGTCCCATAATGGGACCGCAGGTTTTTGGAGAGCAGATGAATGGGTATCCATTTACGACCTTATGGAGGAGAGCCATGTCTAACGAAGAAGTATTTGGAATTGTATTTTTAACCGCAATCATATCTTCAATGTTTTGGGGAATAATTTGGTCAATTTCAACAATTGAAAGACTAAAGTCACTTTTACGCAAGAAAGACCTAAATGATTAACGCAGATGCCTTAAAGGTAATGGCACAACTAAACAAACGCTTTGGTGTAGACACCATTGTAATTGGAGGGAACATCCGAAATGACCTTATCAAAAGAGCAACAACTGGCTCTACAACTTTTGACTACATCCTCGGAGGCGGTTTCCCTACAAACCAGTGGAACGAACTCGTTGGTGAACCTTCTCACGGAAAAACTGCCATCGCCCTCAAAACGATTGCCGCAAACCAAAAAATCAACGAAGACTTCACAACCGTCTGGGTTGCCGCAGAACAATGGGTCCCAGAGTACGCAGAGATGGCAGGAGTAGATACTAGCCGTGTTATTGTCATTGAAACTAACATCATGGAAGAGGCGTATGATGTGGTTATTGCTTTTGCCGAGTCTAAGTCTGTTGACGCTATTGTTATCGATAGCCTACCTGCTCTCGTGCCTAGTCCAGAAAACGAAAAGAATATGGACGAAATGACCGTTGGTCGTGGAGCACTTATCACTAACAAGTTCTTCCGTAAGGCTGGAGCCGCTATGAAGCGTAGCCTAACCGAAAGCGAACGTCCTATTTTGGGACTAATCATCAACCAGTATCGTATGAAAATTGGTGTGATGCACGGAGACCCTCGCACAACTCCAGGAGGTCAGGGTAAAGATTATGCTTTCTTTACTCGCTCAGAAGTTCGTCGTGACGAGTGGATTGAGGCTGGTACTGGAGTCAATAAAACTCGTGTAGGCCAGCGTATCAAAATTAGGACTCTGAAGAACAAGACTGCTCCACCTAGCCGTACAGCATATGTGGATTTCTATTTCTCAGACCACAGTATTTATTCCGCAGGTGATTATGATGTTGCTAAAGAAGTTGCCGCTATGGCAATCGTCAAGCAAATTGTAGACCGTAAAGGTGGTTGGATTTACTATGGTGACCGCAAGTGGCAGGGACAAGAGGCTCTTGTTAATTCTATTCGTGAAGAAGTAGACTTCTTTGAAGAGTTGCGAGAAAAAGTTCTTACAACACCAGACAGTTTCGTAGGAGGAACAGACACAGATGAGTAATCCAGAATTTGTTTTAAATGATGATGAGTGGTCCAAGAACCTAGAAACCGCTTACGAAGAGTACATGTGGAACTGTGAGTCTATGGTTGACGGTGAAGAGCCTGATGAATTTACTGAAACCCTTTCAGGCGAACCATTCTGTGGATGTTCTACGTGCTACACCCGTGAACAATTATTTTTCCTAGTGCCTAGAATTATTAAGGCTTACAAAGAAGGTAAGATTACCCTCAATGAAGAGTGAGGGTCAAAAGAACTCCCAGAAGCACGAGAAACGTCTCGCTAAGGCAGTTGGAGGGCAAACCACTGCGGCTTCTGGGGCTTTTTGGTCTCGCAAAGGCGATGTACGAAGTAAGACACTTCTTATAGAGCACAAGTGGACTGGTAAGTTATCTAAAACTATCCAGTCTAAAGAGTTAAAAAAGATAACAAATGAAGCCATCATGGATGGAAGATTGCCAGTATTTGGTATTCATCTTGACGGGGAAGATTACGTCATCCTACTGGAAACAGACTTTTTAGAATTGTGGGACAAACTTGAAACTTCCTCATGATGACGACTACTCTTGGTACGATACCGCATCGTGTACAGCCAAAGGCGTAGACCCAGAAATTTTTTATCCTCCAAGGGATAAAGAACTTTATAGAAAGCAAGCCGATAAAGCAAAGTCGTATTGCTATGGTAGTGTTGGAAAGCCATCATGCCCCGTAAGGCAACGGTGTTTATGGCAAGCCATCAATACCGATGAACAGCATGGTATTTGGGGCGGCATGTCTCACAGGGAAAGAAACGCCTTTGTTCGTAAATGGCAAAGACAGTATAAGAGCAAAATGACTTTGAAAGAATATATCTTTCAAGTAAAGGAGAATGGAAATGACAGTAACTGACGCAGAACTTAAAAGGTTCTTAGACGCAAAGAAAACTCGTTCACGCCTACTAGGTGACATTGAACGCTATTTGCAGAAGAGACCTAAAGGAGACCGTAGCACTACTGTGCTCCATCCTTCAGAAATGATTAAAAAAGACTTTTGTCTTCGTGGGTCGTATTTCCTATTGAAGGGATACCCTAAGGTTGCCGCTAATCCTGGCCTAAAGTTGCAAAGTATTTTTGACACTGGTCATCAGGTTCACGCTAAATGGCAGTCATGGTTTCAAGAGATGGGTGTTCTCCACGGTAACTTTAAGTGCCTAGTGTGTAACAACTTGACTTGGGGAACTTCACCAGAGGCTTGTGCTAACTGTGGAAGACCTGACCGCTTGGAATACGCCGAAGTAACGTTGAGAGATGATTCACTTCGTATTGCTGGGCATACTGACGGCTGGATTAAAGGTATTGGTAACGATACCTTGATTGAGATTAAATCAATTGGTCCAGGAACTATTCGGTTTGGTTCTCCATCAATCATGGCTGAGGCTGAGGGAGACTTGATGAAGGCTTGGGGACGTATTACTCGCCCATTTGCTGACCACATTCTTCAGGGACAAGTTTATCTAGAACTGATGAACCGTATGGGTCATGAGATTGATGAGATTGTATTCCTGTACGAATTAAAGGCTGACCAATCGTTTAAAGAGTTTTCTGTTAGACGAGACTTTGAGTTGGTTCAACATGTTTTTGAAAAGGCTCAAAAAGTGGTTGATGCGGTAGAGGCAAATACTGCCCCTAAGTGTAACAACAATTTGGGTGGAACTTGCCCACAGTGTTCAGCGTACAAAGATGTAGAGTAAATCTATGGGTGCATTAGAGAAGTTTCAAAACTGGGGCTTACACTTCAGTAAGCCCTCGTCAGAGCAAGTAACTTTGCCAGAAGACATCACAGCCTCTAATTCAGAAGAACTAGGGCTCCTATTCACTAGGCTGACCGCATGGACAGACTACATTGCGTCACAGTTTGCCATGGCTCAACTAGAGGAACGTGCTGCTTTGAAGAAGAAAGAGTTCACCGAAAACACGATGTTAATGAGGCGTATGAACGCTGGAGTTAAAGGAGAACGTGTAACCACAGTTAAGGCTGAAGTTTCAGTTCATCCCGATGTTGTCGCTCTAGACAATGACTACGAAGAAAAGTACGCTTATCGTAAGTTAGTAGAGATGCTTCTCAATAACCATGAGCGAGATATTCAATTAGTCAGCCGTGAAATTACTCGAAGGTCAAATGACTCTAGAGCGACCAGAAAAGAGTATGGAATTTGAATTTAATTCTTCAAGGAGTTATAGCGTTTGTTTTGATTGGAATAGTCGTTGCATTAGCCTACTGGGTAGATAAACGAGCAGATTATGAGGATTACGAATGATTATTGGACTTAGTGGCTATGCCCGTACAGGTAAAGATACAGTTGCCGAGTATTTAGTTGAAAACCACGGGTTCACTCGATTAGCGTTTGCTGACCCTATGCGTGAAGCACTCTATGCCCTAAACCCATCACTGGGTACATCACGCATGGAGTTGCAGGACATTATTTACAGTTATGGTTGGGATGGATACAAGGACACTCTTTTTGGGGAAGAAATCAGAGGTCTTCTTCAACGTATGGGTACTGAAGTTGGGCGTGAAATGTTTGGCGATACCTTTTGGGTAGATTATCTAATGAATAAAGCCTTAGAAGTTAAAGGAGACGTCGTAATTTCGGACGTTAGGTTCTTGAATGAGGCAAACGCAATCAAGATGATGAATGGTCAAGTTTGGAGAGTTAATCGCCCAAATGTCATAGCCGCTAACTCTCATGCCTCAGAGATAGAGATGGATTCTTTCAATAACTTTGACGTGGTAATAACTAACGACACCACCATTGACGAACTATTTTTAGAGTTAACAGGTTTAATGAACGGGATTAAGAGTCATAATGGCAGTTAAGGAGTTCAACGGAGGCCTGAAAAGCAGCCAAGAAATAACTATTGGCATCGACCAATCACTAACAGGGTTTGCACTCTCAGCGGTTTCCGTTGAAACTCCGACAGACCACCTTACTCAAGTTTACAAATCTCCGTATAAAGGCGTTAAACGCCTTGCAGATATCCAAGAGTGGCTGGACTCTGAACTAGAAGGCTTTTTACTTAAAGGCAATAACATACTTGACATTGCCATGGAAGGCACCGTTCTATCTAGTCATTCTGCCCTTGTTTTAGGTGAGTTATCCGCAACAGTCAAACTGGTGCTATGGAACTTTTTTGACGACCACCTTAAAACCCCCCTTCAAATTCCACCAATGACCCTCAAAAAGTATGCTACGGGTAAAGGAACTGCTAAAAAGCAGGAGATGCTCCTACAGATGTACAAGCGTTGGGGAGTAGAGTTTAATGATGATAACGCCGCTGATGCGTATGCCCTAGCCAGATTGGCTGGAGGGCATGGAATTTCAGCCTTTGAGACTCAGATTATTGAGCAAATAAAAGACCCTAAGTATAGGGACACAACAGACTAATTCGCAGGTATTCTTAGTTGTAGGGATGGCACACAATTCGACAACTAAGGACTACAAATGTCAGAAGAAAACGTCGCACCATCCACGGTAGAAGATTTTCTACGTGTAAGTGCAAGTTCTAACGCACAATCTCTAGCATCCGCTATTGCACATGCAATCTACGATAACCGTCAGGTAAAACTGCGTGCCGTAGGTGCAGGTGCGGTAAACCAAGCAGTTAAGGCCCTAGCAATCGCAAGAGGCTATGTAGCCCCACGAGGACTAGACCTAACCTGCAAGCCTGGATTCACCACTATCGAATCTCGTGATGGAGAAATCTCGGCAATTGTGTTTGCCATTTCAGCAAGTTAAAAAAGGTTTACTCTTATAGAGAGATAAAGG